GCTGGCCTCGGTCGCCCTGTGGCGGGGCTGGGGGCGGAAGTGAAAGCGCTCCCGCCCGCGCTTCAGGCCCATCTCGACGAGGGCACCACGACGCTGGCCTGGTGCTGGCGGATCGTGCGAGCCGATGGGGTGACGCTCGGCTTCACCGACCATGATCGAACCCTGACGTTTGACGGCACCGATTTCGAGCCGGAGAGCGGTTTTGCGGCCTCGGAAGTGCGATCGGGATCGGACCTGTCCGTGGATGCGCAGGACGCCCAGGGCGTGCTGTCGTCGGACCGGATCACCGAGACCGACATTCTCGACGGCCGCTGGGACAATGCGGGCGTCGAGGTCTGGCGGGTGAACTGGGCCGAGACCTCCCTGCGCTTGCTGATGCGGCGCGGGGCAATTGGCCAGATCCGGCGGGGGCGATTGGCCTTCGTCGCCGAGGTGCGATCGCTGGCCCATGTGCTGGGCCAGACGGTCGGGCGGACGTTTCAGGCGAGCTGCGATGCCGCCCTTGGCGATGCGCGCTGTGGGGTCAATCTCGAGGCCCTGGCCTTCAAGGGCACCGGCGAAATCATCGACCTGCTGCGCGACCGAGCTTTCACCGCCTCGGGGCTTGGAGGCTTCACCTCCGGCTGGTTCACGTTCGGCACCCTCGACTGGACAAGCGGGGCCAATGCCGGGCGGCGGGCTGAGGTGCTGGCGCACGACCTTGTCGACGGCGTCGCCGTGTTGACGCTGCTGGAAGCCCCAGTGCGCGCCATAGCCGGGGCGGACACCTTCACGATCCGAGCCGGATGCGACAAGCGGATCACGATCTGCGGGACGAAGTTTGGCAATGTCGCCAACTTCCGGGGCTTTCCGAACATCCCCGGCCAGGACGCAGTTCTGCGCTATGCCACCACCGATGGCGGCCACGAAGGAGCGGTGCTGTGACGCCTGCTAATCCCGACATGGTCATCACCGTCGTACGGTCCTGGCTCGGCACGCCCTACCACGATCAGGCCAGCCTGAAGGGCGTTGGCAGCGACTGCCTTGGCCTTGCGCGCGGTGTCTGGCGCGAGGTTGTCGGGCCCGAACCTTTCCCGATCCCGCCTTACAGCAGGGACTGGGGCGAAAGCGGCCCGCGCGAGGTGCTGGCCGATGGCGCGCGCCGCATGATGCCGGAAATCGCACCCGCCGATGCCCCGCCCGGCGCGCTGATCCTCTTCCGCATGATGCCGCGCGCCATCGCCAAGCATGTCGGCATCCTGACCGGCCCCGACACCTTCCTCCATGCCTACGAGCGGCTCGGCGTGATCGAGGAACCGCTGACCCCGACATGGCGACGGCGCATCTCCTTCGCCTTCCTCTTTCCCCAACGCTGAGAGTTTTCCATGGCCACGCTCGTCCTCGGCGCTGTCGGCACTGCCATCGGCGGCGCCTTTGGCGGCGCGATTCTCGGCTTTTCCGGCGCAGCCATCGGTGGATTCATCGGCTCGACCGTGGGTTCGGTCGTCGACAGCTGGATCGTGTCGTCGCTGGCCCCGGCACAGCGGATCGAGGGCGCGCGGCTCGATACGCTGCGCATCACCTCGGCCTCCGAAGGGGCGGTGATCCTGCGGCTTTACGGCCGGATGCGCATTGGCGGCAACATCATCTGGGCCACGGATTTCCGCGAGGAGACCAAGACCACAACCCAAGGCGGCGGCAAGGGCGGCGGGGGCGGCAAGGTCAAGACGACAGAATACCTCTACTATGCCAGCTTCGCCGTGGCTCTCTGCGAAGGGCCAGTCACCGGCATCGGTCGCGTCTGGGCGGACGGCAAAGCGATGGACATGACCGGCGTGACCTGGCGCTGGTATCCTGGCAACGAGGGGCAAACGGCCGATCCGTTCATCGCCGCCAAGATGGGGGCCGCAAACACGCCCGGCTATCGCGGCACGGCCTATGTCGTGTTCGAGGATCTGGCGCTGGCGACCTTCGGCAACCGCCTGCCGCAACTCAGCTTCGAGGTGTTCCGCCCGCTGGCCGATGCCGACACCGCCGAGGGACTGACCCGCGCCGTCACAATGATCCCGGCCTCGGGCGAGTTCACCTATGCCACCGACGCCATCCGCAAGGGCAGCGGTGGTGCCACGGTGGCCGAGAACCTGAACGCGCTGCCCGACCAGCCGGACATCGTCGTGGCACTGGACCGGCTGCAGGCCATGGCCCCGGCGGTCGAAAGCGTCAGCCTCGTCGTGGCCTGGTTCGGCAACGACCTGCGCGCCGGATCCTGCAAGGTGAAACCGGGTGTAGAGGTCGCCTCCAAAGCCACCACGCCCGCCAACTGGTCGGTGAACGGGGTCAGCCGGGCCAGCGCGCATCTGGTCAGCCGTGACGCCGAAGATCGGCCGGTCTATGGCGGCACGCCTGCGGATTTCGCGGTCGTGCAAGCGATCCAGGAGATGAAGGCGCGCGGGTTGCGGGTCACCTTTTATCCGTTTCTGCTGATGGATGTGCCGCCCGGCAACACGCTGCCGAACCCCTACAGCGCCAATGCTGCCACGCCGGGCCAGCCCGCGTTCCCCTGGCGGGGGCGGATCACCTGTTCTCCGGCAGCGGGTTTTACCGGATCGGTCGACAAGACCGGCACGGCCGCAACGCAAGTGACGGCGCTGTTCGGCGCGGCGACGCCGGGGAATTTCAGCGTGTCGGGCGAGACCGTCACCTTTACCGGCTCGCCCAGCGACTGGGGACTGCGCCGCATGGTTCTGCATTACGCGCACCTTTGTGCCGCAGCAGGCGGGGTCGATGCCTTCCTGATCGGCACCGAGATGCCCGGCCTGACCACCATCCGCTCGGGGGCCAGCACCTATCCCGCCGTCACCGCATTCAAGACCCTCGCGGCCGACGTGAGTAGCATCCTCGGGGCGGGCACCAAGATCGGCTATGCCGCCGACTGGTCGGAATACTTCGGCCACCACCCGCAGGACGGCAGCGGCGACGTCTATTTCCACCTCGACCCGCTCTGGTCGGACGCCAACATCGATTTCGTGGGCATCGACAACTACCTGCCGCTGTCGGATTGGCGCGATGGTTTCGACCATGCCGATGCCTTGGAAGGCTGGCCCGCCATCTACGACCGTGCCTACCTCCAGGCGAACATCGCGGGAGGCGAAGGCTTCGACTGGTTTTATGCCAGCGCCGTCGACCGCTCCGCGCAGATCCGCACGGCCATCACGGATGGCGCGGTGGGCAAGCCGTGGGTGTTTCGCCCCAAGGATATGCGTGCCTGGTGGACGAACCCGCATTTCAACCGGCCGGGCGGGGTGGAGAGCGGCTTGGCCACCGCATGGGTGCCGCAATCGAAACCCATCCGCTTCACCGAACTGGGCTGCCCGGCCATCGACCGGGGCACCAATCAGCCCAACGTGTTCTTCGACCCCAAATCGTCCGAGAGCTTCACACCGTATTTCTCGCGCGGCTGGCGCGATGATGCGATCCAGCGCGCCTATCTGGAGGCGAGCTACCTGCATTGGGGCGACCCGGCCAACAACCCGATCTCCACAGTCTATGGCGGGCGCATGGTCCATGTGCCGGAATGTGCCGCCTGGACCTGGGACGCGCGACCCTATCCATTCTTTCCCGAACTGACCGATGTATGGACCGATGGGCCCAACTGGCGGCTTGGCCATTGGCTGACTGGCAGGCTGGGTGCCGTGTCGCTGGCCGCCCTCGTGCGTCACCTCTGCCTGCGCGCCGGGATGCCGGAGGCGCTGATCGACGTCTCCGGCCTCTGGGGTGCAGTGGAGGGCTATGCCATCACCGCGCTGGAAGCGCCGCGCTCATCGATCAGCACGCTGGCGCGGCATTTCGGGTTCGATGTGATCGAGACCGAAGGCATGATCCGCTTCGTCATGCGCGGGCGGGCCTCCGTTCGGACCTTGGTGCACGATGACCTTGTCGCCTCCCGCGAGGGCGAGGCACTGGAACTGGTCCGCGCGCAAGAAACCGAACTGCCGCAGGCGTTGAAGTGGCAGGTGGCCCGCGCTGATGAGGATTATGATGCGGCATTGGTCGAAGCCCGTCGCATCACCGTCGACACGACCCGCATCGCGTCGGAGTCCTTCCCGATGGCGATTCCGCCCGAGGAGGCCGAACGCCGCTGCCGCCGCGCGCTGATGGAAGCCTGGATCGGTCGCGAGAGCGCCAGTTTCCGCCTGCCGCCTTCGCGGCTGGCGCTGGACCCGGCCGACGTGATCCGGCTGGCCCATGACGGTCGCGAGATCGAGTTGCGGCTGGTGTCCATCGCGGACTCTGATGGGCGCGGCATCGAGGCTGTCCGTCAGGACCGCGCCGCCTATGACCTCCCGCCTGGCGATCCGCGTCAGGCCACGCTGACCCGGTCCGTGGTCTTCGGTGCGCCGGATGTGGTGTTGCTCGACCTGCCGCAACTGTCCGAGGACCAGCCCGCGCACCGGCCGATGGTCGCGGCCCATGCGGTTCCCTGGCCGGGCGAGATGGCAGTGTACCGCAGCCCCTCGACGGATGGGTTTGCCTTGCTGACCACATTTGGCAGTCGCGCCCGGATCGGCACGCTGGTGTCGGACTTCTATCCGGGCCCGACCTCGCGGTTCGATCTCGGCAATGCGCTGGTCGTCGATCTGGTCTCCGGCACGTTGGAAAGCGTCACCGATCTGACGCTGTTCGGCGGCGCCAATGCGCTGGCCGTGGAATCCGTGCCGGGCATCTGGGAGATCGTACAGGCGAGTGCGGCCGAACTGATCGCGCCCGGCCGCTATCGCCTGACACGCCTGCTGCGCGGCCAGCGCGGCACCGAAGCCGCAGTGGGCAATCCCACCCCGGCTGGAGCGCGGGTGGTGGTGCTGGATTCCGCCCTTGCCGCGCTGCCCATCGCCGAGGCCGATCTCGGTCTGCCGTGGAACTGGCGCATCGGCCCGGCGGCACGCGCCGTCAGCGATGACAGTTACACCGCAGTCGCCTTCACGCCAGCCGGTCGCGGCCTCGTGCCTTTCGCCCCGGTCCATGTCGCGCAGCCGTGGCGGCAGGCCCGCAATCCCGGCGATCTCACCATACGCTGGATGCGGCGATCCCGTGCGCTGGTCGCCGATGCCTGGGAACAGGTCGAGGTGCCGCTGGCCGAAGACCTGGAAAGCTATGACGTCCAGATCCTCGACGGGGCGGTCGTGAAGCGGACGCTGACCAGCAGCACAACGTCGGTCCTCTATACTGCCGCCCAGCAGACCACCGATTGGGGTGCGCCGTTCGGCCCCGGCCAGACACTGGCAATCCGCATCTACCAACTCTCGAACCGCATCGGTCGCGGCGATCCCGCCATCGTCACCCTCCAGTTCTGAAGGCCCGTCATGTCCGACACCTCCACCCACCTTGGCCTGCCATACCTGCTGGCGGCCCAAGCCCAGAAGCATGTCACCCACAACGAGGCCCTGCGCCTGCTCGATGCCATGGTGCAACTCTCGGTCCTTGACCGGACGCGCACCGTGCCGCCAGCCAGCCCCGCCGATGGCGACCGCCACCTCGTGGCATCGGGCGCGACGGGCCTCTGGGCGGGGTGGGATCTGAACGTGGCCTTCTGGGTCGATGGCGTCTGGCTGCGCCTTGTGCCGCGCCAAGGCTGGCTGGTATGGATCGCGTCCGAGCAGGTCTTTGTCGTCTGGAATGGAAGTGCCTGGGACCCGGTCGGCGTGCCGCAGGATGTGTCTGACGCGATCTTCAGCCTCGTCAACGACGCCGATCCGACGAAGAAGGCGCTGTTTTCGCTGTCGGGGATCACCACGGGCACGACGCGCACGTTCACACTGCCGAACACCTCGAGCGAACTGGCAATCCTTGCGGGCACCCAGACGTTCACCGGCAACAAGACCTTCTCCGGCACACTGACC